TGCGAAATTAAGTAACGATTTCTCGATCTATATTAAAACGCTCGGGTTTTGTATGCAAGCTAACGGTATGCGTAACCGTTAACAAATGGCTATTTTTCGCCACTACGGTCGATGAATAGGCTCCTTGGTAGAAGTATAAACATCGAATTTTCTTGATTGCGTCAAGTCAGGGGGTCCGGTCTTCTCAAGACTCGGATATGGTGAGAAAACTTGTGCAAAAAAGGGTAAAGGATTGAGTAACATAAAATCATCTCCGGCTTCCACCGAAGTCCGAAAATAATTCTCTGTTGTATCAACCCAAGTTATACCCTGCAGGTCTACAGGGTCATATTGGTTGAAAGCTCCTTGAAGATAATTAGGATCAATAGAGCGTCCTGAGTAAAGGATAGGATACCATGGTACGCATGATGCATAGGGTACTGAGATACACTGATAGGCTCGATGAATTCCTCCCGTGGAGTAATCATCATTGGCATTTGTCCACCAACGAGCCATTCCATCTCCTTCACTAGAATTCTCTCTCGTTCCTTGTCCTTGAAATGTAATTCGACACATATTTGGTTCAGGATAATTCTTCAAGATTCTACTACCTCGCCAGAATTGAAACACTGAAGCAAAATAGTGAAAAGGTTCTCTTCCAACCAAAGTATTGTTGATGTTACCTGTTCCCGGATTCCATGACCCTGGATAGGTCACTCGAACCGGATTGTTTGTCAAAACCCAATAGTGACTTGAGGGTCTTTTAAGACAATCGGCTACTGTAACAGCAACTTCTGGTACTACAAATCCTCTTTCAGAGGATTGGGTGGTTCCTGAAACTAAACCTTGAAATGGTTTTTTGAATGCCTCATCTATTGAACAATGAGCTTCAAAACCTTTATCTGGAACTGGAGGATCATTGCCATCTCTAGCTCCCATCAATGAATAAAATGCTGTATCCTCAGCTCCTGCTCTCCAAGTATTGATGTAAACCTTGGGGGTAGTAGGAGCAACACTACCAACAACTGTTGTGAGCAGTTCAACTTTAATAACTGGAATGTTGGTAAAAGCTCCTCCTTGTACTTCTCTTCTGGGATTGGACCAAGTTTCGGTCCTAAAATAAGGAATAACAATATCTTCCCAAGTGTCGCCTTTTACATCAATCACCTTAGACATTAATTCTCCTGTATTTACCACTGGATAGCCACCTTGGTCAATTAAACTAATTCGCATGCGAAAAGAGTAAAATGGGGGCACACAAATGTGGAAGCGGTATTTAATCCCTCCTCTCCATCGTCGAAATGTATAAGCTGTAAAAGCTAGCCAGTCAAATGTTATTCCATTAGCTCCTGCTGGCAAATTTCCTTGACTAAGAGGTGAAACCGGAAAAGTAAAAGAAGTTGTGATATTATCTAACGTGTCAATCCTATAGATCATAGGTCGTTGTGCCATTTCCGACACTGTCATATGAGATGTTTCCATACCACAAAAAAGCTTCGATTGGGTCAACTTAGCGTCAGGGTACATAGTAAGCTGATCCGCATAAGTTAATCCATGTGTCAAAGCTGATGATTTGGAGATTGTTGAAACCATAGGATGATAAGCTTCTTCTGATAAAGGCTTCGACAAATCTCCTGAAATTGAATTAATAACATCAGCTATAGCTCCATAAGCTGGTCCTACTACTGGAGCTTTTCTGAGGAGTTTCGATCCTACTGAAACTGCTGTTTTAACGTCAATACCCCCGCTAGCCTTAGCGTGAGCTTCCTTTGAAGTTTGGGAATGAGCTTCCCATTCTAAATCACCATGTGAAGTAAATCCTCCCACCTGAATATTTGTAAATGAAGCAAATATTGTTAAGGGCACGGTAAGAGGAATATTAGCTGAAGTAGCCGTTATTGCATTCATTGGCTTAATAAAAAGCCTGGCAATTCTCGTATCATTAGCCACTAAAGCTCCTGTATTATCAAACCAATCCGCCGGTCCCCAGTATGGTAAGGTAATTGTTGCTGAATCCTGATTACTTGCTGACAAAATAATTGGATGACATCCTGATAATGTTCGTAAGTCAGGTGCTGTCGTTGAAGTCCAACCAGGAATCCAAGCAACTAACAGAGTTCCTTGGTGATATGGAGTAGAGTTAAGTTTAATTTCCACCTTAACATCTGCTCGAAAATTTCTAAACTTCGCAAGAACTTGTGAGGGTGTAAGAAATGGTAATAATATTCCTGGAAAAGCGTAAGAATTTCCTGTCCAAACACTGGTCCACGTTTCCTGGGCAATGGCGTAGACTTTTGAAAGTAATTGTGTTGGAGTTTCCGTATCATAGGGTAATGAAATTGGTCTGCTAATAGCATCTGGAAACTTTACTATTACATTTGTTGCTGATTCTTTAAATTGGGTCAGTCCTTCCTCAGTTGCAACTACTGCGGTTGTGGACTCGCCGATTTCTGCTACGGCGTCGACTGTTGAAACACTTTCTTGTTTAGCGGTTTAATTTTCAATAGGATCAGAGCTAAACCATACTCTGTCCAAAGGTTTGCGCTTTTATGAGAGCCCGAAGTCTAAGATTTGCTGTCGAAGACCACATGGAAGATCTCTCGGGAGAACGGCTTGGTGTCCGGGAACCCATAATGGCCTTTTTCGGGGCCAACCGGTCATTTTTACGCTATTGACCTGCGCCTTACAAGGATTTTACCATTTGGCATTCTCAACAATATAGGTCCACCTATCCTCCCAACTTTCATCAAAATAATAGTTAGGATTAACGTGGGTCAGGAACTTGTTTAAGATTGTCTTGTGATGTTCAAAAGCTTCTCGTCCATGAAGAGCCCATTCCCTAATGGCTCCATGTGTCACCTGACAAAATAATTGATCTTTTGACATCGCTGATGTTTTTGCATTCCATTGAACAGAGGAATACAATGATTGAGGGTTCAAGGGTGAAAGAACAACGCCGTCTTGAACTCTAAATTTTCTCTGCAAATAAAACTCATCATGAATATCACTAGAAAGACTAAGTTCAGTTCCTTTAGCACTATCTGTATGAGTATGATTGAATATTTCTTTCGACATCTGAGCAATAACCTGCCCATTCCATTCGCCTAAAATTGATTCAGTAATCGCTAACAAAGAGTCATCTCCATGTACTCCTAAAGCGTTATAATCATCAAATTCTTCATCATATAATCGGTACCACAAAGATCTGTGTTTAACCGAATTGCAAAGAGTATTTCCAAAAGAAGTGACATAAGCCCCCGATGGCATACGAACAACCACCAAGACAAAACGTTTCACTATTATGAAAGGACATAGTGAACTTTGCCACACCGAAAAAATACAATAATACTCAAAAGTCAAAAAACCAACCTTAATTGTTCGGGTTACTCGGTACATAAATCCGATAATAAAAGGATGGCTCAAGAATTGAGTATCCCAACCATCTACATCATGGGCTACTACTCTGGTTGAAACTCGACGTAATTTTCGATAGAAACGTTCCCAATGAGAACTAAAAACGTTCATACCTAAAGTACAATCTCCTTCTAGGTTATGCTCTATAGCTGAAACCAACGATCCCAAAACCATCCTACTAAAAATCAGATGATCGAGACCTGAAGAAAGAAATCCTCGAGTATAACCTTTCTCCACTCTATCCAAAGGGCGCGTTTCATCTTTAAGGCAATAGATGAAGTAGGCAGGTACGACCTTACCCATCTTCGCATAATAAAAACGCATGTAAATCATCCATTGAAGTTCCGGATGAACCCACAATCCTCTTTTGATATCAGATCGTACACTGAAATCTTCTAGAGTAGGTTTATTTCCTAGAGGAAAATCTCGCACATTGGGCTTATCTGAATCAAATATAATCAATTGATTTCTTGTAAATCCCATTTGTCTCCAGGGATGTCCAGCCCCTGTACTAAGGTCAATGGACTTGAAATTTCCAAAGTGAGAAACTCCCATAACACCTTCTTCCAGTGTGAGCATCCGATACCCGAACGTTTTAAGGTTATCATTAAGAATTCCATCCCATGCTCGTTTAGCGCTAAGATCAGCACTAAAGAAGGTCTTCCGTCCTTTTCCTTTTCGAAATGAAAGATGTAAAGGATCAATATCCCCTTCCTTTCGCAATCTGGCCGGTCCTGTCAGATCTGGATAAGGGGGATCAACATGTTCTCGAATCGTATCAATTCCTGTCTTAACAACAGTAGGATAATAGTCAGATTTTTGAGGTATGGAGTATTCATAATTTTCAAATTCACTCCATTTTTTCATTCCTTCATAACTCCCTTCGGAATCCACTTCTCGAAGCTTTGATGATGGTGGATGAATAGTATCTGACCAATCCAAAACTGTATGAGCTTCTACTGTTTGTTGAGGTAATTCTGATAGAGTTTTCTTTACAAAAGCGGCAAACTCTTCATAATCTTCTCGATAAATAGGTGCAACACCTGTATTGATCGAGTTTCCTGCAACTTCAATTCCTACCAGCTTGTTCTGGATAGCATCATTAGTACAAACTACTCCAGAACCACAATTTCCTTTTACGGAAGGAATCGAAACAGAATAATACTCATTAATCCAATACTTCTTCTTCTCCGGGGTATCAATAGAGACTTCAACTGCTCCTTTAGGGTTCTTAAGGTACTTAAATGAATCCTGAGTATAAGGTAATTTAACAATGTCGTTATCTCCATCTGGAATGATATCTACTCGAACTACACCATGAACACCATCCAATGGTTTTTCATCTTTTCGTCGTCCGAAACTTTCAATCAATGCCTTTCGTGGCTGAATACCAGGCATATAAAAGAAAGCTAAATCTCGTTCTGGAATTCGATTAATTATCATATCACTAACCTGACAGGTATGAACGTACCAATCAGCTCCCTTAGAAACAGTTTCCATATATTCAATCTTTTCAAATTCTCCAAAAACCAAGTAATGATGAGGCATTACCCAAATATTCTTGCCTAAGTTCAAAATAAATCCCTTACTAACAATCGGGGAATTCTTAAAACTCAGTCTGGCAAAATAAGTATTATAACTAACACGTTTAATTACATCTAGAATACTTTGGGAAAAATGGGCTTCCATATCCTCAGATTCAGTATGGGCTTTCTGATTAAG